ATAATCCAAGAGTTGCAGCCATGCCGACCGCGCGAAGCACATCGGCAATGTACCAAGCTAGATCATCGGCCAGCGCCGGCAGGAGCGGAAGCAGGTGTCGAATGCCCCATTGGGCCATCACGACCAACAGCAGCAGGCTTGCCGTCCGATTTTGGTTTGATCTGGATTTCATACTTTTTGGTCTGGATGGTTTTCATCAGTCTCTCACCGAGTCGGGGCGGTTGGCCAGTCGATTGTTTGGGGGAATCCGGGCTGATCAGGAATCGCCTGCAACGCTACGGCATATTCATCAACTTCGACCAATTTCCCATTTAGATAAGTAATGCGCTCTGGATCGCTGGTAAGCCGAAGCTCTCTCTGAATCATCAGGACGCCAGCATCACAGACATCGCGCAAAAGGGATGTCCTCTCGGCTCGAGCGGCAGCGGCCAAGAAAGCTGTGGATGGCTGCGGATTAATATATGCAAGATACCTTGGGTCATCATCCTGAATTTCCCCAAGATTTGACCAATATTCAGGATCTTGAGCGCTTCCAAAAATAGTGACAATTTTAGTCTGCGTCTCATCTTCGAATTGCACATAGATTGTATTAGACATAATTAGAACTCATATCCAGTAACGGCGCTTGTGAATGTTGGCGTACCGCCACCAACGTTAGCGAAACGATAGAAAATTGTTTGCAACGTAATCAAATCTAATACTGCCGTACTGGCCGCACCATTATTTGCCAGAACGATACCCCCTGTAGCGGACTGCTGTCCTGATCCGCTAGCATCTGAGGCTAAATCAATGGTCTGTACAGTGTTAGTGGCGGTGTTAATAGTTGACATTATTATCTTGGCGCTTTTAGCGTTTCTTGGTACGGCTCCGGATATGGACACGCTTGTAAACGCTGCTTGCGGGGTTGATGTGCTAATAATGGGAGTTGAAACACGCAAAACCCTTCGCCCATTTTGCCCCCCGATGACTAATAGTCCTCCCGCAGTTGTCGGCCATACGCTGACAAGAGCCGATGCGGTATAGCCAGCAGGCATGTTTGCACCGCTATATATCTCTGTGGCTGTCACTGATGTGGCGTTAAAACCAAGCAGCGCTGACACGCCGGTTAACGGGTTATATATTGCATAAATTGCAACATACCCGCTTGCCGGAGCCGCACCAGTATCCATTCCCCCTGCACCAGTCGTGGCCAAATTGATTGTTTTGCTAAAAGATGGAATACAGTAATTTATACCGCCGAGCGATGCTTTAACAATTATCTCATCCGCGGTCATGGCTGCCGATGCTGAGGCGGCAGCGATAACCATGCGCACATTTCTAGATGCGCCCACCTCTCCGCCACTACCAACTCTCGCCCATCCGGCGCCACCGGTGTCCGGGTTTGTCGAGTTGTTTGCTACTAGATTTATCCACAGCCCATCTTGGGCCAATGTTGAAACCACGCATCCCTTTGGATATCCACCAACGGCAGTAGAAAATGCAGAGCTATAGGGGAAGTTACCGCCTGCTTCTAGATACTGAAGCGCAGTAGAAATCTCGAAGAAAATACCGTTGAAATCCTGGCCAAACGGGGGGATGCCCCCGGCCGTCTTCGGCGTCATGTTGACGGCTGGGAAGCCAACATCATAGCCAGCATGCCCGTCTGTCGGGTTGGCTGCTGCCGGGATAGCATTCTTCAGGCCGCCAGTAGCGAATGGGACCGTAATTTGAGTTGGAGGGCTAAGCGACATGGGTTACGGCTCCATTGTTTATGAATGTGCCTTCATTGAAAGGCTGAGAGTCTGAACCGGCCTCAAAGAATCCAAATGAATCTACCGGTATTTGCGCGATTGTAGCACCAACGCCAGCAGGCCGAGGCAGCACGCCACCATTAGTAAGGACTGCCATCTCCCATGGCTCAAGAGCGAATTCGAAAACGAACCGCATGGTCATGCTGCCCAGGTCGTTAACCCATGCTCTGCCACGACCAGGGAACAACTGCTGAAGCACTCTATTCATTGATCGGCTATCGGTCGATGTGATGTTCGCAAGTGCTTTGGCGAGGATAAGCACGCGATAAGCATCATCCTCAAGCCTGAATGTCAGCGAATCGACAGGGCCAGAATAGAAGCTCTCATCGCCAAATGGGAACCATGACTGAGTAGGCGCTGTCGTGAATCCGAAATAATCGACTGCCGGGATTGCGATATTCCGGCCTATAACGACGATGCGACCCCAAATGTCCAACCCGAAATCTTGTGCCGTGTCGACATTCCAGACCATGTCGTAAAACTGGTCCTGCCAGGTATTCGGGAAGTAGCTATCGCGATCTGCGATCAGCTGCTGGATCACCGGAGATGCTGCGTATTGCTTCATACCAGCGTTACCGAGATGTCAGATGCTTGTATGGTCGGAGTCTGATCGATGCCTACGCTGACGGTATCCAAGGTTGGTGTTGACGTGCCGATTTTGATTTGGATGATTGAAACTGCACTTCCGATCGATGCAACGCCGGCATAGAAGTTAGATGCAAAGATTTGGCCGCCGATGCGTGCGCGCTGTGCTCCATCAGCCCCGGTAAAGGTTGCGATGATCTTGGCTTTTGTCTGGGCGATGATGTCAGATGGTAGCGATGTGCTGTTCGCGATCTGGACTGCGAACTTGATCGGCAGCGATGGAGGCCGCTCAAATTTGATGTTGTAGACCGGATATGGGTAGCTGTAGCCCTCAGTATCACTGACGACAACGGTCGTATTACCGTTCATATCACAGCCGTTATCCTTCTTGCTCCAGATGGCATTAGCCACTTCTTCGTCATCACCTCCGACCACCGCAACGTAAATGCTATGAGGCGCAATCGGATAGCTCGTGGCGCCATAGTTCAATACGGTGTTGCCGAAGTTGTCATAGGCAAACACGTCAAGCACGCCATCAACACCCCATACGGCAGAACGAATCGCAGCAGGAGTACCATGCGCACCTTTAGCAACACTCTCCTGACGGCGGCGCTCGAAGGTTGCTCGACTTTCAGTATTGCTGCCAACAGTTGCCGCGCCGAGGTTGGTAATTGCATCCCAGCCGGGGGAGGTTTGTGCAATCTTGGTCAGCTCTCCAATACCAAGCGAGATCGGTCCCAATACCAAGCAAGCGAACTGCACGGTAGCCAGGCCGCCACCAGAGAACACAGCATCCCCGGTCGACTGCCAGAGGTTATTACTATCGTCCTGCGCAAGAGATCCAGATGGAAGAGTAGCGCCAGGCTGCCCAGTGCACAGGGCCTGCACGACACTGGCGGTCGCACCATTGCGATCGAGGAAGTAGATCCGTGCGATGGCATCCTGCATGCGACCTTCGGCAGTAGCAGGGTCGACTTGCGAAACGAAATAGGTAACCGCGGCGTTTGCATCGCTGATGTTTTCAGTCAGCTGATCAGCCAGATATGCCTGCGGGGTCGACGGAGTGACAATGTCGAGATCGCCGCCAAATGCAATGTTCTCATCAGCCAGCACGCCATTCCGAATGGTTACAGAATCAGGCGTTACGACACCGGTAGGCGTGATTACAAGGGCTGGTACGTTAGACATTGATCACGGTTCCGTCGTCAAGCGTGCATTGGATTTGCCCGGTAAGAGCGCGATTTTCATATTGTAACACCGCGACTGCTGATGCGACTCCGGGAACAGTTACAGCCTCGCCTTCATACCATCCAGCCAGAACACGCTGAGGCGGCTGTTTGCCAAGAACCTCCGTCTCATACGGGATCCCGCGATTGGTGTTATACGGGGCTTCCCCGCGCCACAGGCGGCAGGCATTGGCCACTGACTGAGCGCGCTCATATGGAGCAACAGCTAGCGCGATGCTACGAGTTGCATCAAGCGTCAGATCCCACGAATCAGGGTCGAGATAGAGAGTCGACATCAGTTGGCCTGCGTAATGGCTGTGGCTACGGTCGCCAAGGTTAAAGGAACCACCGGAACTCCGGCGCCACCTGATGCATGAGTGTGGCCATTGTAGATAGCAATCAATCGGTCATCGATCAGCTTATGCAGAGCGGCAGAAATATTACCAAGCTGCACATCGCTAGCCGACAACTGAACTAAAGGCGCCTCCGCCTTAACTGAGCCGGGGCTATGGACGATAATCCCGCCCTCCACGAACTGAATGTATTGGGTCGGGGCTCCGTTCAGGAAACCACCCGTGTACATGCAGTCGCTGAAGTTGTAAGCCCTGCGGCTGCCAGGAGGGGCGGCCTTGCGCACGTTTTTAACGGCGCTGATGTCTCTGCTGCAGAAGCTGCCAATGCCGATATCCCCAACCTCTGGATCGATGATCACAGCGTTAGCGCCGCCCTGAAGACGCATATAAGGAACGTTCGGTATCTCAAGGTTATCCACAGTCATGTCATCGCCAGTCACTTGACTGACCAATACCACGACGTCAACAAAGCCAACTGGATTTAGGCCCGATCCATTAACCCGAAGCACCCTCACTGGAATATTGGTATTCAGATTCATGATCTGCTGCTGAATCTCAAACCTGCGAGCGTTCCAATCCCCGCTGCCGGTCGTAGGCTCTGTCTGTCCGTAATATTGGCCGATATCAACAGGCATTATTGACCACCAAGGAATGAGCCTTCCGGCGTTGCTACAAAATGAGTGAACCATGCACCGCCAGGCGTCTCTGAATCAAGGCGATGGGACATGCTGATAATGTACCACTCACCATTACACGACGAAACTTCAGACTCCATCATGATCTTGCAGCCATGGAATGCCGATGACTTGAACAGAGCGGTGAAAATTATCCCGTTATGGACCTTGGACGGCCAGCCGACGATGCCGTTTGTGAAATCGTATAGCACTGGCTCGCTCGTCCTTGCCGTGCCTCTTGGAGCAATCGCTAGAACCCCTTCTTCTGGCAGATACCAATACTGGATACGAGCCGTCTCTGCCAGGATCTGCACCTTATGCAGCGGGCTACCAACCATCGACATGTCAGTCACCGTTGACTCAACACCATTATTCTCAAGCTTGACCTGCAATTCTTCAGCAAGCCGCGCCATGATCGCGCTGACTTTTTGCGGGCCGGGGTATGAGGCAGATGGAGAGATCGCTAGTGAACCAATCAGGCCTGCCCGAGCCTCAATCACAAAACCAACATCCGGAGCGCCGGAATAGTCGGCCTGGGCAATGTAGATTTCACCAAGGAAAATAGAGGAAAACTTGCCGTCATCATCAGTAGCTTCGATCTGGATGCTGTTGCGCATGTAATCCAGATTTTGGTAGTTGATCACCGTCAGGCGCTCCATCACGAAGCGCTCAAGTCCAAAGATGCGGACTCTGCAAGTTGCGAACTCGTAACCGCCAGGTGCGTCGATTTCTACTTGAGCCCGGAATCCATCAATCACCAGATTGTCGGGGCTGCCTTCCTTGATGAATGTCCCGGTAGCAAGCTGGAACGTAAACCTCAGATTGCGTCGTTGAAAGCTAGAACCCATCTCGTTCCCCATCCAGTGTATTCAGGGGCCTCATCAGCCGGCGTGGTATCGACTGCTGCAAGATCGCCAATGAAGCCAGTGTATGCGGCGCGGACGATGGCCGATCGATTGACCATCAGAACGTTACGGCAGATGACCGTACCGTTTAGGCTAAGGCTGAGATATTGGCGCCCGCCGATCTGGCGCAGCTCAATGGCGCATGGCTGGCCAGCAAGGGGGACGTTTACCGATTGCGAAGGAATCGCCTTCAGAGGCACTAGTGTTATTGCCATGTTATGGGCCCTCCGATTTCCAGCGGCTTATCAGGAGGCGCCGGATAAACTCGAACGGTCGGCGACGATGGCTGGTTACCAGGGTCTGCGATCGTAGACGAGGTGAATAGCACCTGCTTCTCGCGGATCTGCTGGAACAGGCAGTCCGCCACGATCATCGCTGCACCGGATCGTGCAGAGCGGCTCATGCGATAGCCGATCAGAGTGACATTCGGATACCGGAACTCTGGCGAGAGGACATCGAAAAGACTGGTGGCTGCAATGTTGAAATCCAGCCACTGAAGGAATTCCTGACGGCTCGATTCATTGCCATCCTTTGTCATCCTGATGGTGATTATGTTTGGCGTCTGGACCTTGTTGTAATTCGTGAAGCTGCCGGACTGGATGATGAAATCCGATGCGCGCGACTCTGCAGAAATGTCCTGCTCCACCACGCTGCTCACTACGATAGCCGGATCCGATGTCCCGACATTAAACACGCCCCACGTCGGGCCTGGGAACAGATAATTCCACAGCGCTGATGCAGCATTACCAAGCAGGGTAATGCCAATCGCTTTAGGCGCATTTCGCAGCAGGCTTGGCACGCCAGGAATAGCCATTATCGAATACCTGTATCAGCTTGTCTGATGATAGCCCCGCGCATGTCGCGAGCGATCCCGTTTGCATCCTGCGCCTGAGTGTACACTTTAACTTCGCCGATTGAGATTGCTCCAGCCGTCTGCTTACCACCTCCAGCGCCTGCCATGTTGATACCTGACAGAACATCCTGATTGCTCAGGAAATCGCTACCAGACTCATGACGGCTGATGCCCTTAACCAAGCCAGAGAGAGTTTCTGTGTCATTCAAGTTCAATGCTTGATCAGCACCTACTCCCATGCGTTTCGATAGCGCTGCTACATATGCTTGAGTGTCGTTCTCGTTAGCTGGCGCGTACTTTGTGATGATTTTGTTGATGGTGTCTCGACCTTGCGCGCCATAACGACGCAGCTGGCCTACTAGAGCCGATACGCCTTCTGCAGCGCTTTCAAACTTAGCGAATCGACCTGACCCTGACTCCGGAGTGGCTCCACGCTGCCCGCGGAACTCGAGATTGCCTGGGTTGTTATTGCGCTCTGCGCGACTAGCGCCAGATGAAGTAGAGCCGGTAGCTGATGGAGGCCTAGGAGCAAGAGGGCCAAGGCTATGTGCGGCCGGAACGAAGTCGGTATATCCGTTGCTGTTGTTTCTAACCGCATTGGCCGCCTCTTTGTTGCCGAAAAATGCCAATGTCCTAGCAATATATTCGCCGATTTTGTCTTTAGTATTCTCTGACAGCTTTTCATTGATCTGCTCGCCAGCCTTCACACCAGCATAGCCAGCGCCGCCGACTGCGAGCAAGGAGAGGGCCCCGCCGAGCTTTGTGATGCTGCCGAGCATGCCGGCACCGCCGATGACCCTCAATGTCGCCAACGCCCCAAGAAGAGCTGTAGACCACCCATCAGTCTTGTCATGCAGATCACCAAAGGCATCACCAACTTGCAGAAATACCGGCACAGCAATTTCTGCAAACTTCAGCATGTTTGCGCTGATGCGCTCAAGAAGCGGCAACAACTTGATCACGATCGCCTGGCTGGTTCGCTCGATCTGTAGCTTTACACCTTCCCACTTTTCCTGGGCTTCGCGAGCAGCCTTGGCGTCTGCGTCTGAATAGCCCTTCTGAGAGGCTAATAACCTGTCACGCTCAGCGCCGCCTTTCATCAGGAGATTAATGGTCCCCTCATCGATACCCATCGATTGAAGGATGTTGAACCTGTTTGCCTTGTTGGCGATCTTTATGTTGGCCGCATCGCCAATGTCTTTTAGAAGGTCAACGGTAGATTTTGCTTTCCCGTTGCTATCCTTCAGGGAAACGCCGAGAAACCCGAGCATAGGGATAAGCGATGATTGCCCAGTAATGGCAATCTGTGTCATCTCGTTGCTTAGTCCTTGGAGCGTCCCAAGAAGACCTTCGCCTGTCCCGCCTGACTGTCTTACAGCCCCCTGCCAGCGAGACAAGATGTCCGCGCTAGTGCCGAGCCTGCCAGACATACGCTCAAGCTGTGCGCCAGTACCAACGATGGTACGAGTGAAGTCAGAAAGACCGCGGCCAATTGTCAGGACCGCAAAGAACTTCAACGCAGCGCTTTGCAGCTGGCCAAAGAACTCAGCTGCCTTCTTGCCATTGGCGGCGATGTCTTTCCCGACTCGCTCTGTGCTTTTTCGGGTATCGTCCAGGCCGGCTGCGACCTTCTTTTCGCCGGCCTCGAAATCAGAGGAGTCAAGCCCTAGCTTTACAATGAGGCTGTCAATCACTGTTGCCATTTATGACGCCCCTGTTGTGCTGGTCGATAAGATGGACTTCTAGCATCCGGTATGCATCTAGAGGCCCGTACACAGTCTGAAGTTCGTGGAGGGTGGCGGATCTAGCGGAGATTAGAGTGGCAATGATGCCGGGGTTGTTGGTATAGCTGATCAACAACCCGGCATTCTTGCTAGGGGCTTTTACGCCCCAATCGACGCGGCGCCAAGTGCGAAAAAACCGGTATGAAGTTCCAGCATTGCACCTCTAAGCTTTACGCGCGTGCCGATCTCTTCGATGTCGCTAGGAAGCAGATCGCGAGAGTCTTTCCCATTAGGAAGCTGAACGCGAACACACTTCATCATCTCGTCCAGCAGCGGACGGGCTTGGTCAGGAGGAAGCTTTGCAAGTGCCCCCAGACCTTGACGGGCCATCTGTGAGAGCGGGGCGGTGAAATCAATCTCTGCCTCGCTACCCAAAAGAGCCTGGAGAACACGAAAGGCCCACCACTCAGCGCCCTCCGCATCCATCTCAGTGATGAGGAACGATTTTCCGGCATCCCGGCTATCTTGATCATCAATAACGACGGTCTTTGTACGACGTGCCATAAATACCCCTGGTCTATTTGATTATTCGGATCAGCCGAGCGGAATGGTCATGACCTTTTCCCACTCGATCACAAATGTGACCGGCTGCAGGATCCGCTGAGCATTCGCCATTGCGCTGTAGTTCTTCAGCACACCACGAGTCAAGCTGTGGCTGTACTGGTTGCCAGGCAGAGTGATCACGCCATTCAGGCGGAACACGGTGCGAGCAGCATCCTGTGCGCCAACGATCAGGTCAAAGACCGGACGGCTAGGGCTGTCCGGCTGCAACGTGATGGTCTGATTATAGCTGCGAGGAACCCAGCCAGCAGAAAGCTTGCCGTCGACGCCAAGCGAAGTCTCGGCAGTGTCTGCGTTATCCATGGCAAACGCAGCATCAGCCGCGTAGCCCTCAAGGATTGTCGCAGCCAGCGCGAAGTCCGCGGAGCTGATAACGAAGGTGCTGTCGGCACTGGTGATTGTACGTTCGGCCATTTCGTAAGCTCCTTACAGGACGGCAATAGAGGCGAGGGTGATGCTTTGAATTGAACCGCCATCCATGTAAAACAGTTTGACTGGCGGGGATTGGCGAGCGGCACGAACTTGGGCGGTTGCCGGCAGGATCTGCAGGTAGAAACCTTGGTTTTCCAGAGTTGCAGAAATATCTAGTCCGGCCTGAGTGGCAATGGTCGCTTTTTGGCTCGCGCTCAATGGGACGCCGACACGGATAGAGCCGTTGTTCAGGGCTTCAGTGATCGGGTCTTGGCACCATGCTCGAATAAGCGTCTCGCCCTGGCTCGTGTAAGGCGCGGCATTTACTTGCTGCAAGCCTACGAAGATCGCCAATTGGAGCTGAGCATTCAGGTAGATCTGATTGAGATACGTATCGATCCACTTAAATTTCGAGCCATTCATGCGGCCGTCGTACAGGATGCTGTAGAGGTTGCCGGCGCCTGGAGCTTGGTACAGACCGTAGTAGCTGGCGTTGTTTGATAGCACTGCGGTAGCCAGCGAAAGCGTAGATACCGAAGTATCCAGGCCTGTCTGCGATTTGAATGCGGCGGTTGCCCGACCATTCGTAGCAGCCCAATCGATCGAGCCTGCATAGCCGCAAGTGAACGCAGCGATTGCGGCGGTGTTGTACACGACCACGACACCTTCGTAATTCAGGGTGTCGACAATGGTGCCGAACACTGCGGCATTGCTTGGGGTCGCATAGCCGGCATCACTATCCCATGCGACATATGCATAGCGATTGTTCTGCGAGTTGGTCCAGACCGCAAAGGCAGTTTTGTCCGCAAGGATCGGCTCAAACGTGGTCATGAACGTAGCCCAGTTCTGCTCCTGGGCCTTGATACGGTCCATTGCCACAGAAGGCGTGTCTATTGCTACGCCTTGCGACAAGATCCCAGCGGACAAGCCGAGCGCGGCGGCAGTGGTGCCGGTCGCCTGAGTCATGGTCGACGTTGCGCCAGTCGTGCTCGATGTGATGACGAAGCGTGAGGCGGTGGCATCCCATGTGCAAGTTGCTGGCGACAAGGAAAGCGCAGTGCCGATCAGAGTCGCAGCGTTAGAGAAGCTGGACGCTGCCGACAAGTTCAGAGATGCAGCAGTCTTGACTACGCCATCAACGGTAATGGACAGGGTTCCGGAGATAGCCTGA